CAGGTCGCCGGAAAAAACGAAGCCGCCGTTGCTGTCCTCGAGATCCGCAAAGAAGGTGTTCCAGTTGCTCCATTCATAGGACGGACTCCCGTCGTGCGGGACGTTCAGACTGTATACGGCATCCATGGGCCACTTCTTATCTTCGTTGGAGCTTCCGTCAAAGATTTTCTGATAGAAACCCGCGTATTCTCCCTCGGCGATGTCAAAGGCAATGCGGATAACATCATCGCCCGAAGGCCACTTGTCCTGCTTGGCGTCCTTGATGCGGATGACATATGCGTTCTTGGGAAGCTGCTGGAAGGTTGATCTGCGTTTGGATTTGTCATAGGTTGGTAAGGTCATTTGTTAGTTTCCTCCTTTGTGATGTTAATAAAGTCAATAAAGCTCATTGCGATTTCATGAAGCGTGCGGTTGCTCCTCTCGATCCACCACCTTCCGTTCCAGTAGATGTTTCGGACAATCGCATCCTTCGCCACAATGGTGTCCGGGTATGGAGTATTGTGCACCGCAATGAAAACAACGCATTCAGTACCGCCAGCACGAACCGCATCAGCCAACTTCTCAAGCGCGCTTGACTGCCCGAAGGGCACGCCACCAGAGTGTTTCAGCTCGAAAAAAATAAAGCAATTCTCATTGTCGAGCTGGACAAGCCCGTCAATATCTGTTGGCGTAACGTTGCTAATGCCGTTTCTTCCCTTGAATTTAAGCCCTTCAAAAGAGACAAGCTGTTTTGCGAACTCTGTCTGGAACTTTCCGCGACTGCCGTCTTCATAACTGTTCATAATTTCGCCCCCCATCCGTATTTGCTGAATACCTTCAGGAATTTCGCGGCGTTATCACCGTAATAGATAAACGCCTGACCCTGTAGCGGCACGCCGTGCTCACCATCGTGCTTTACAAACCGTATCCGCCCCTTGTGAAACACCACGGCGGATGCTTTACTTATCATCTTTTCGAACCACGCTGTTTCGGTTGCGTTATTCACCAAGACAATCGCCTGAGAAAAATTACTGGAAATAAGCTTGTCGGCGAAGCGAGAAAGCAATGCGGTAGAATATGGCGGGTTCATCCAGATGTTTCCGAACCACTCTTGCTCAAGCCCGTCTCTCTCCTCTGTGTAGTAAACGGATGCCTTCACGGTTTCGTTTGCAAAGTCATTGGACGCCGGGTCGAGGTCGATGCTTCCGAGAACTTCGCGGGCGGCTTCGATGTATTTTGCCGGGGTGTACCATTCGTTATCACCGGAATTACTCACAACATGCGGTTTCTTCACTTCTTGAATTGCTTTCAGCGCTCCAGATGTTGTTGGTGTCTCGCCTTGTTCGATAGAGCGCTCGATATACCTCTCAACGGCTTCTGGTTCGGATGCCATGCGCTCATTCTCGGACGCCCGTTGTTTTGAGATTCCTAATTCCTTTAACTTCTCGGTTCGCGTTTTAGGGGCGTCCGACTGTTGGACTCGGCTATACTGGTTTCTTCCGTCCTTATCGGTACGCTCAATCTCAGAAGTCCTGCGTCCCAACTCCACCTGCCACCTGAGTTTCAAAGCCGAATACTTGCGTATCTGCTCATCAACTTCATCGATGATTGTTTGGTCTGCCGTCGCCTTTTTCGCGGCGGTCAGCATTCCAATGTAACCGCCAATTTTATCAACGCCCGCCTTGACTTCACTTGTCGGCAGTGCGGGAAGCTGCGACAGCTCCGGCGTAATTAATTCGTTCAATTAGTATTCCTCCAACGCCTTAATCACGATCATGATGTCGTTCGGGCACTCATTCTCTTCAAAGGCATTCATGGGAACCTTGCACGTGCTCCCGTCCGCACTCAGAATGAACTTGTACTTCCCATCCTGCCTGACCGCCCAGACCACCGTGGTCATCTTGCTCTCGAGCACCAGCTTCTCGAGCTTTCGACCATTCGTCTTAATTCTGGTACGGATGATGCCGTTATCATCGGAGATGGTCTCCGAATGGCACAGGATGATGACCGTCAGGTCGTCCCGCATTTCGAGCGCCTGATTGATGATGCTCCACCCGTTCTGTGCAAGGTCAGACCACGCCGACCGCTTATCTCCCGACTGCATAGCCATGATTGCCATCTCTTCGGCTACCATCATGCCGTTGAGGGTATCGATGACCACATACTTGATGTGTCTGAACTGGTCTTCCTCATTGATTTTCCGCAGGATGCTTGCGACCACGGCGAACTTGTCCGTCTTGTAGTAGCAACCCCTGTCCGGGCTCACCTTTTCGTGCTCCAGGTTGGCGAAATCATCGCGCCATCCCTTCCAGTTGAGTCCCTTCTTGTCTGAGTCGATATAAAAGGTCTGGTTCTTCGGCAGGTTCCGCATTGCGGTAGTCTTGCCGGAGCCGGACTCTCCCATGCACCCGATCACTGTCGAGATAAGTCATTCCTCCCTTCTCACTCTACTTCCTTCTTGTTTTCCAATAGCCATGCCTCAAAACACGCCTCACAGATGTTCCCCCAGTCCATCGTGTAGTACGTGTCGCCCTCATGGAGCACACAGTCGCATTCATCACAGGTGATATGCGGAATGGTGCGTGCCTCCTCGAGGTATTCCCTGTCCATCTCCTCCTCTTCGGCGGGGTCTGACCATGAATAGCCGTACATCATATCCTCCTCATTACATCCCGCACAAGGGCAAGCCCGCTGTCGGCATTGACCTTCACGTTGATGTGCGTGCCGTTTGTGTAAAGCACCATCACCCACTCATCGCCGTAAGCATCCGACGAATAAACCAGGTTGGTGATGTCCTGCCCGGCGCGGGTCAGCTTCAGGGTCTCCAAAAGCGCATCACAGATATCCTGCTTGTCTTCCGTGAACGGTCTCATTTGGTACCCTCCTTTTCTGCTCTCTTCTTGCCCTCGCGGACAAGGTAATTCTTGACCGTAGCTCCGGTGCATCCGTACCGCGCACCGATCTGGTCGTAAGTCTCACCGGCCCGGCGGCTCTCCATGATGATGTCGTATTCGGATGACGGAATGATAGGTTCCACGCCGGTCTTCTTCGGTTCCTTGTTCGGTTCTTCGGCAGCTTCCTCAACAAAAAACTTGTCTGAGTCCATGAACTCCGACAGGAAGAACGCCTTTGCGGCACTCTTCGCCACATATACGGTCTTGCCCGCCTTGATGGCGTCAACCGCCTGATGGATGGTGATTTCCTTCATGCTTCATGCTCCCTTCTTACCTCATACAGCACGCCCTCCCGGATGACCGGCAGGCGCGTTTCTCTTACTTCCTTTCTGCTTCTTTTTTTCTTCGGCTTGTCGTCTTCCAGCAGAGCTCCAACGCCCACCGTGATCAGGATCCCGACCATGACGGACATAAAATAGATCTCGATGATGTCCCATTTGGTCAGTACGATCAGGTCGACCATGGTCTGGGTGATGGAACCAATTAACAATGCGCCGAAAAATAAGCCACTCTTCTTCATTTGTGCTCCCCTCCCTGAAAAACTCATTTCCCACTCGAAAAACTCAATTTCACTTGAAAAACTCGATTACTTTTTCCGGCGGCAATTTGACCGCCTTGAACAGCAATCGCAGCTCCCCTGCCTTGATGCTGTCCGGGTCTTTCCTCCACCGATAAAGTGTTGTCGGCGGTATGCCGGTGACCTTAGCCAACTGCTTAACATTCAGCTGACCCGTCGGCCCGGCGAAGATGATGTCTGCTCGCGTCATCTCCCCTTCCTCCAATCTTGCGTTTCCGCAAGTTAATCAGCAAAAAAAATAGTGTTGACGTCCGAAATACCGAGAAACTCCATGATCAGGGCGATTTCCTGCCGGGTAAATCTGCCGTCATCCTGGATTTTTCTGTACAGCGTGGACTCATCAATGCCTAAGAATTCCGCTAATTCTTTGCTGGTTTTGCCGGCTCTTGCGATCTGAGCCTTGAACTCGTTGCGGTTGAACACCGTATCACCTCCCTTCTTGCGTTTCCGCAAGTTCAATATAGCACACTGTAATACCTGTGTCAATGCGTAAATGCAAGTTAATATGTGCGTAATTCTTTCTTAATTGCAATATTGCAAGGATATGTTTATAATGCAGTCAGGAGGTGA